TGTAACAACCTCTGTCGGTAAACTTAAAGAACCATTTAATATTAAAGTTAAATAATTTTTTTGTGTTCTAGCGTCTTTACTATCATATAAGTCAACCTTGAAGAACGACTTTTGGACTGTCATTGCATTAGTTCTAAGTTCTTCAGGAGTAAACGTATTACCCAACTCATAACTATTATACCATGTAGGTACTAATGCGTTTGGTGTTAATGTATTTTGTGTGTAATCAGCAAAATAAAATTTATAAGTTATTGAAGTATTAAGTTCATTATTACTATCTAAAATAGGTTTTCGTGAGAACCTAGCCATCTCAAAGTTTTGTGGTACACCAACCATTTCTTTAGCAACAATAGATTCGTAATCATCAATCAAATCACCACGATTAGCAAAATCCCAAGTAGTCGGTATGTTAACCTGTAACTGAAAATTTTTATTTGTATTTAAAATTTTATACTTATTCACATCCGTCAATTATTGGGTCGTTAACTGAAATACTAGTGTTAAACACATTAGTACCTTCAGGTATTATTTTAAAAAAGAAATTATCATATAAATAATGTCTACCATTCATAAATGGATAATCAACACCAACATTAGTTTCATCTATAAAACCATATGGATATAAATCTCTCCATCTAAAATCATTATTTCTTACAGAGTAATAAGCGTGATTTGGGAAATTCTCAATTCTAAAATTCTGTGGGTTACCCTCATCACTCTGTTCAACATATGGAGAATATTCCTTAACAGTTAAACTATTATGAGGTTTATAGTAATATCCAAGTTGATTTTGTATGTTAGGTCCAATAGAAAAATTATCAGGATTAAAAGTAAACTTATGGTAATAATCAGATATTACTCTTTCTTTTTGGTCAAAATCATTCCATTCACAATAATCTCCGTAAATTGTATCACCAGTATTTAAATCCCTGTTATAATAAAATGCTCTTTGTGAAACTAATGGTGTTGCGTTTTGTTCGTAATTATCAAATGTATTAGGATTGTTCCAAAAGTTAGTTTGTATATTCGTTAATGAAAATTGATTAGACCACCAGTTATTTAACTGAGGTCCTAAATTAAAATCCCAACCTTGTCTCAACGAAACATTACTTGTACCGTTAGGTTTATTAAACCAACCAAAATAACCTCTGTTAATAACTGTAACAAATATTTCCGATACGGGTCTTCTTTGATTATCAATCATTCCTTTTAAATCAAGGTATTCTTGGAAGGAAACATTATAAGATAAACTATCTTCTTTAACCGAAACTCTTCCTTGATTATTTAAGTATGGTGGTTGTAAAGATTTTGATTCAAACTTTTTCTTTGTCCTTAAAGCATTATTTTCAAAACCTGAGTTATTAATTATCGCTTGTCGATATGGTGTTAATATCTTGTGTAATCTAACATAATATTTTGAAGTTGTTTCCTCAATATTATTTATGTCTAATACTCGTTTAAAAGTCCCTTGAAGTCCGTTTGTAAAAACGTTGCATTGATACCCAACATCATAGACATCAAAAACTGTAAGTTCAGAATCGACAAAACCATTACCTAAATTATAAACTTCAAACGCCTGTATGTTATTACAATTACCACCTGTTTGGAAACTTAATGACACATATTCACCCGGAGTTAATCCGTGTGGACATGGACAAGTAAACCTCAACATTGGTTTTCCGTCACCATCATTTGTTTTATTCATTATAAATGGTATACCATCACCCGCAGTCCAACTATATGTCGTTGACGTACCTGTTTGATACTGCATAGTCGTCGCAGTTGTTGAACTAAAAGCGTAAGTTAAATGAAAATACCAATTATAAAATGTGGTTTCACTTGCTTGAAATTTAATATGTTTGTTTGCGCCAACTGTCCATCCCGGTATTCCGTAATCAGTTCTAATAAATTTAAATTCATCGTACTGTGGGAATCCTTTCCAAGCAATAGGTGTTAAACAATTAAAATTAATTTGGTCTTGTTTATCTACTAAAACGTTAGAATAATACAAATTATTATTAAATGGTGGATACGGGTAATTTTGATTGTTAACCAACTTACCAGCAACACCTTCATAAGCATTTTCAAATACCATATTAAACTTACAAGTAGGTACAAAAATTGTTGAAGCTTGTCTTTCAGTATCAAATAATTGAGCTAAATTTAAATTTGTATTTCTTGAATATTCTTCAAGTTCTTTAATAGTATTTTCAATTGGGATTTGTAAACTAATGTCATTATCAGTTGCTCCCTTATATCTTAAAGAACCTTTAATATATCTATTACTTCCTAAATCAGACATTTGTTTCAGTATTAATATATTTTGTTATGAACACATCCATAGCGCTTCCACCTTTCTTCAATCCAAAATAGAAGTAAAACGGTGCTCCCACTAAAAACTTTTGTTCGAAATTTTGTGGTGTTAATTCGGTTGGTACTCCGTTATTGTCAAAATTAATTTGAGTACCTCTAACGTAATAACCATCACTTTGGTCATTTTGGAAATATTGCGACGCAGGATTTAATCTGTCTAAACTTTGGTATTTGTAAGAGAAAAACGCCTCATCAGCGGTACTATAATTGTTTGATTGACTACCAAATATATTTGTAGTTGGCCCACCACAATAATTTAAACCCCATTGGTAAAATGGAACTTCCTGAGAATTAGTTTTAATATTAGTAAACCAACAATCAATTATTTGTTGATTATTTATCAATGTACCTGAACTATTCCAATTAGTTCTTCTTGGAGAGATATAATCTCTATCTTGAGTATCACCTGTAAGTAATAACCCAAATACTGGAAAGTTATTAATCTGCCCAAAAAATACTGAATCGGAAGTATAAGCTTCAGGTGAAAATTCCGTCATACCAAATTGTGAATTAATAGCAATCATTTGCGAATAATCACCATCAATATATCCAGGAACTAAAGTTGCTCCATTATTATTCCATCTTGTATTTGAAAATAAAGCCTTTACTGAAGGGTCGTTACTACCTTCATCTGGACTATCTGAAGTTGGTATAAGTTGTTGATTAAATGAAGTGTTAATTAATCTACTTAAAATAAATAAATTTAATACATCATTAATTCCTTGGAATGATGTCGATTTAACTTTAGAAACGATATATCCGTCATAATCATCGTTATATACCAACTCTTGTATAAAATCTGACTTAGGACCTAAATCTAATAGTGTTGTTGGTGAACCTAAAAATTTATTATTACCAGTATTAGTTGCATTTCCTCTGTTGTTCTTTTTACCAATAAAACCTCCTATTTCAAGATTATTTTGGTCTAAAACTTGAAAGGGACTACTTCTATAATAGAAATTACTTGTTTGGTCATGTAAATAAATTAAATCAGTACAATATAAACTTGACGGATTATTATTTAAATCAAATATTCTTTGGTTTTGGAACGGATACGCATATAATGTCCCATTAATATATTGGTTAGTAAAATTATGAGATGTAACATCAAAACACAACGCTAAATTTAAATTAAGTCGTGTCATCCACTCAACTAAATTTCTTACATCTTGACCAATAGTTAACAACGGTCTTGACACAATATTATAACATCCTTTACCCTGAAGAAAAAATAATTCTTTACCTGATGGGTCAATATAATCTTGAACACAATTAGGTTTAATATATGGTTCCCCATTAGAATTAACACCATAACAAGATAATGGAACCGATTCCGAACAATTGCTTAAACTATTCAATACTTGAGTATAACTTGGTGGTGTAAATATTAGCGAACTTTCATTATTTGTTTGTGGGGTAGTATCAATTGCAATAACTTGAGTTGATTCACCTTCATCATTTATTTTAAAAATTGCAAATTGACTATTTTGGTGTAATAAGAAACTATTTGATTTTGCAGTTTGAATTGTTGTTGACGTTGGTAACCTATCAGACCTAAACACAATGTTCAATCCATCATTTAAAGAGGTAGTCATACCTGTCCCATATTGTGTTGAGAAAAATCTTGGGGTACCAATTAATTTTTCTTGAGTTGTGGTAACAACTCCTGTACCATCAGTAAACTCTTCCACATCAATTCCAAATGGTATTGTTACAATTCCATTTGTTCCGTTATATGAAAAATTACTTCTCATGAAAGAAGCTCCATCAATAACTTCATTACCCTGATAACCTAATACATTTTTAACACCTGCACATCGATTATCTTTCTGAGCGGTATAAAAAGAAAAGTTATCAGTACCAACCCCATAAGGGACGTAATATGTTTGAGGTGAAGTAAATATTTTTGTGAAGGTATTTACCTTATAACTGGAATTATTTTCGCTACAACTATTATTAGAATTTATAGTTAAAACATTTTGACTAAATGATGTTGTTAGATTATCAAGTATGTTATTACCAAACATATTTATACCCATCCCTATTGAATCGAAGTAATTTAATATGTTATCTCCAGCAAATACAATTTGTCCATTACTGGAATTAAAACTTGTCGCGTCTACCGATGAATAATATGACGGTAATGTCGTATTCCCATTAGTAACATAATCATTTTGATTATAAGTAAATGCATAACTTTGTTTAAACAAATTTGAAGTGTTGTCTAAAATTTCATTATGTCTGTCAGAATAAATTGTACCTGTAATAGGATAATTCATTTTAAATTCACCTTCAACAATTAAAGAATTATTAAAGTTATTTGAATATGAGTTAAAACCAAATATTCTACTTAAATCAATTTTTTGAGGAATTCTAGGCGAATGTACATCAATACCACGTTGTAAAATAACTATTTTATAATCATCATAATCAGTAATAAAGTTTGTTAAACGTGTTGACCCAGCTTCAATAATACCCGTTGCCTTATTTGGCATAATTCTAATATAAGGTATATTCAAATAAGATTGAGTATTATTAACTCGTTGTAAGTATCTAACACCAAAACTTAATTCATCCGAACTTGGGTTTGCCAATGTAACATATTGGCCTATCGTCATCCCTGTAATAACTTGGAAATATTCGACATCTGATGCAAATGGTGTAATCCTATCAACAGATGTTGTAGAAGATAAAATAGGTACAATATATGTTGTTTCTAAATCACCCGTTCCCTGGCCTAACGGAGAGTTAGGATTAGCATATGTAACTGTTAATGATGGTGGGAATATTGTAGTACCAGTCGTAACATTTCGATTTAAGTCACCGCTTAAAGTATCATCTTGGAATGAAATTAACTGTCCTAAAGAGTAATCAGGAGCAGTTTTATCTAATACCAAAATTATAACATTATCATAATGGAAATCGTTAACACCTATATTTTCATTAGGAAACCATTTCACCTTTATTTGATTCCATCCAAGTTCAGAACCATTTCCAAAATCAGTTACGTTATTAAAATATTTTGATTTAGTATTAAATAAATTATATAACTCAGAAGGTGGTAATGCCGTTGTTGAATAATATTCACCAGTTGAAACATATTGTGAGTTTGCGGAATCTAAATAATATGTTGGTTGAATTGGGAATCTTTTAATATTAATATCAACCGAACCTGTAAATATTTGACTAACAACATTGATTGATTCTACAGGTATCCCATTATATAAAGCATTTGATGTACTATTAATTAAATAAGATGTTTGTAAATCAAAATCCACTTGAGGAAATGAAATTGAGGGTCCATTGTAAGTTGAGTCAATTTCAGTACTTGAATTACATTTACATCTTTCACATCCGTCATCAGTATAAAGGACTAAAGGTAATGTAACATTTCTAAGTTTCTTAGCAATTCTTTTAATATCATCATAAATTAATGCTAAAGTAACCGAACCCGATAACCATAATAATGCCTTTATTCCGTGATTAACCGCAAGTGCAACTGCTGGAGGGACATTAGCTAAAGCCGCAGCAACACCAATAATTTCATAAGCACATTGGTATAAAAAAAATCCTATAAGAAATGTCATTGTTGCCGGCAATATTGTCACAAACAAAAATGCCAACACATGAATAACAAATAAAAGAGCTATAAAAATAAATTTAAATAGATTTAAGAAAAAAGAGATGATTAAATAAATAAAATCAAACCTATAAAAAGCATCGTTAGTTGGAAATGTATTATAGTCACCCTGACAACTTGTATCAGTAATTCTTTTAATACCAACAGTATTCCAAGCGTATCTACTACCCTGATATCTATCAATAAACTGAGTTGTAGTATATACCTTATTATACGATATATCATAGAATGTATCTCTACAATTAATTGCCTCATCAGGTACCGCATAATCATTCCAATCTAAACTAAAAGCGTAAGAACCTTCCAACATAAATCTGTTAAAAGGAATATTATAAAATGTAAAAAGATATTGGGCCGCAGGGTCTTCTCTATAAAATTGTAATGTATAAGTCCCGACTTCTCTAAATAATTGACTGAGATAAGGGTTACCATTAGGGTCAGTAATTGTTAAATCTCTAACATTCTGTACCGTTTTAATCCTAAAAATATCACTTTCGTTAACTGTGAGTGTCGCCGTAACCAAATCACTATCAGGTAACTGACCACTATCGGTAAAATCAAATTCACTAAAAGCTAATGATATTGGGTCAGTAAATGGGTCATTCCATCCTCTTTCTTTAATGTTTGGTAATAAAAAATACGCTCTCTTGGTTGGGTCACTTAAAGCGGGTGATTGTGACCACTTAACTTTAAATCGATATTTACCCCTTGTTGGTACCCCTAACTTAGGGTCACTACTTATTTTTTTAACACCATTCTCATCGGTATACACATAGTCCAAGTTCATAGGTACTTCTAACACCCACACCCCATTTTCGTCAATAACTTTACCGTCATTGTCTAACTGAGCTTGTTCTAAAATTGGTCTACCATCCTTATCATTAAAGATTGTTTGTCTCAGAGCAATTATCTGTCCAGGACCTGTAGTCATGGTACATAATTCACCAGCAGTCCTTTTAACTTTACACGCTGATTGTGTTTGATTTAAAAATTTAAAGTTCTTACCAACTTTTTGAGTATCATCAGTAGATATTATTGAACCCATAAAAACTGCCGTAGGTTCAAGTTTAACATTATTCTCAGATGTTAAATCAAAGTCAACTCTAGCAATGTTATAATTACAAATCTCAAGTTCACCAAAGAATGGTTCAATCTGAACCGTTTTTTGAACTGTCACAATTTGTGGTAACTCAGCGTAATTTGTTGATGATTTAAATTTTGAACCATTAACGGTACTCTCAGTCGCCAACCCCATTCTTATCAAATCTTGGGGAGTTAACGAGAACTCACCAATGTCTGAAAGGTCAACTTGCATAAATAAAGTTTGTTGTCCCAATGGGAGACCAAAAATCATGTAGTCACCCGACTCATTAGTTTTAACTGTAAACTTGTAATATTTTTCGTAAACCTGAATAAGTGGTTTATCAGTTAAAACATCTAAACGTTCAGGAAAAGTACCAGTAGGGACGTGACCTGAGTGTGATTGAGTATAAGGTAAAAGATTATATCTATACCCATCATCATTAATATCTGTAAAACTTTTATAAGGATATAATGAAGCAATATAGTCATTTTGAGTATCTATGTCCTCGATTGGAATAAATACAGAAACTCTTGCGTTAGGGATACCAAAACCATTATTACAAAATATTCTACCACAAACAACACCATAATCCGCACAACTTCTAATGTAGATATCGTCAGGACGAATAGCCAAAGACAAAATTTCTAATGTATCAAAATTTTGTTCTAAAACTATAGGTATCTTAACAGGAATATTTTGGTTAATACCTAATTGGGTACGTATTCTATATGACTTTGGCATTTTACTTTTTTAATAAATAGTTTAGCTACTATTTTCAAAATAGTAAATTATGTTTCAAAGTTAAGAGAAGTTGACAGTACTTAAATTTAAAGTACTTACAGTAATATCCTTATTTGGAAATCTAATTTGATAAATTTGTGATGGTGTGGCAAATAATGTTTCGTTAATCAAACCAATTTGTTTTGTTGTACTATCACTATACGCTTGTGATGTTTGATTTGAAGAGTACTGACCTCCGACTAAATTGAATACATTTATTTCACTGATAGATAAAATACCGTTTAATGATTGTATTAATCTTTTTAACTCGGATATATAAACATTTTCACCCATACTCCTATTTAAAGGACTAAAGAAAGTATCTACAGTATTAACTATATTAGTAACAACAGTTCCTTGATTTTGTGTTGAATCTAATACCACACTAATCTCAAGTTTTAAATCAATAACCTCAGCGCTTTCAACCGAAATATAATCATTAATCATTCGATAATTTGAAAGATAATTTGAAACATTTGTTTTCAAACTACTTGATACATTTGAACTTAGTTTGCCTTGGTCATCAAAAGTTAACATTTTAACTTTAATTTTATTATCCTCTTCAGTTATTGCAACTTTCGCAGGTGCCCCAAATTGTGATGGCATTTTTCTTAAAACCGCATTATAATCATTAATTGTCACCGCTCTGTTTTGAGAAGAAAAGTTAAATCCAATTAAGTTTCTAACTTCTTCAACAGTCGGAACGTTAGCTCCACCAATAGCCGCAGTGACATTAGTACAAGAAATACTATTAATAACTGAACTATTAATTGATGGATTTGGTCCATTAACCGCGAAATTGATAGTACCTATTTGGTTAATAACACTTGTACCTAAATTAGTACCCAATCCACCACCAATTCTATATTGTACAAATAGTGTTGTATTTGGAGTAATTGTTGACCCTAATGATAAGTTATTTGAATATTTAGATAAATCTAAAGGTGTCCCATTTCTAGCAAACTCTCTTAAGAGTTCATCTGTTGACTGACTTCCTCCACCAAATGTCATTTTTAAAAATCCTTGTGGAGTATATTCAGTTATAAATTTATTACTTGTCTGAAGATACTTTCCAACTTTTTTTCCAGCAGCACTCTGTGAACCTGTTGGGTCTTCAACAAATATTCTATCTTGTGCCAACGCATCAACCTCATACCATCTATTGTTTAGACCTAAAAATTCTTCAACAGACGGAACATTATTGTAGTTTAGTCCATCTTTTAATAAAACACTTGTAACCCCTAAAACATTTTTTTCAGGTAAAAACAATTCTAAAAATGGTCTTGACTCAGAGGTAGTAATTGTCTTTCTAAACACTTTAGTGATACCATTAACAACAGGTTCTCTTTTAGTAATTCTATAATTTATTGTTATCCCATTTGCGTTTTGAATAGGTGTTTTAGTTCTATTTCTAAAACCTTCACTATTTGTTTCTTTTGAAAAATCTATGTCACTCGCAGTTTCAAAAACTTGTCCTGCACCATATACTTGTGAACCTCGTCTTAATATTCCACAATATTTAATATTTTCTTTATCCCCATCAGCAGGAACGACAATTGAAAAATCTACTAAAGCAACTGACGGTCTTTGTCCAGGAATTTTAAGTCCGTATGTTCTTGCGATGTTATATATTGATGAACTCTGTTGGGCATATTGTAATACAGTTTCTTGTATACCTCTATCAATGTGATAATGTAAATTATCTGTAACTGCAGCATTAAGGTCTAAAAAAACTGAAAAAACTGCCGCATCATTAACATTTTGAACTAACTCAGGGTAATACGCTTTAACAAAATTTACTAACTCTTGTCTTATATTTTGAAAGTCCCTTGTTGTATATGATATTTGTTTGTTTGCCATCTTATATATTAATTATTACAAAACTACTTGAGTTAAACACATCATTTGTTATTTGATAGTCAATTCTTACTTTAGCAGTATATTCTTTAGTTGCCAATCCTGGTATAGTTAATTGTGTATTTACAACGTTTCCTTCTGTTGTTACATATGGACCCGCTTCTTCAGATGATAGAGCGGTGACCCTTATCGATGTTATCAATAAGTTCGGTATATATGTTTCCACAGAATCTTTAATTTCCGATTCAATATCATTGAATGTTGGTCCATCTAATGGTTCAAAAATATACTCATACAATCTTGTGCCAAAATCAGGTAAAAAATATCTACTACCTTTTCGAGTTAATAATAAGTGTATTAAATTATTTTTAATCTCATCACTAGGAGTTTCAGATAAGTTAATGTTGGCCCATCTAATGGTTCAAAAATATACTCATACAATCTTGTACCAAAATCAGGTAAAAAATATCTACTACCTTTTCGAGTTAATAATAAGTGTATTAAATTATTTTTAATCTCATCACTAGGAGTTTCAGATAAGTTAAGATATTTTCCAGTTAAGGAATCACCAAAAGGAAAATTAATACCGTATGTTACACCATTAGCCATATTTTATAAATACTATGAAATAAAAAATCCGAACTTAGTCCGGATTTTATTATTAAGTTCTTAATATCAAATTTATAATCCCATGTCATCAATAAACTTTTTATGAGATTTTTTGTAAGAAGATTGTTTTTCATCGTAAACATCAGTTGTGTATTGCCAATTCCAATATAGTTTCTTATTAGGTTCAAATCCATAGAACTCATGTACTTTCATTTGAGTCTTAGTTACATCTTCACCGTTCCAGTTTTGTCCAACACAAATAAACCCTGTCTCAATACCCTCAACTATATTTTTTTCACCTAAAGTATTATGTCTATTTTCAATCCAAGTTAATCGTTCAATCAAATTTTGATAGAACATATTTGCTTGTCCCCATCTCACTGAACTAAAAAATACTACAGCATCTGCCTCAAAAAGTTCTTTAGATATTTTCCAAAGTTCATCTGTTTTATTGTTTAAACTTGCCCAACATCTGTGATATCCTGAAGGATTTTTTTTATCATCTTTAAGTAACGCTTTTAAAAGCCCACAACTATTACCATCTTCTCGTGATACGTTTCCTTCACAAGGAAATATCTTTAATTCTGAAACATCAATGAATACTGATTTGTCGCCAAGTTCTTCATTCAAATACATTGCTAAGATTTTTGATTTAGGAACATCAATATTTTTTGGGTCCCAATTATGTCTATTTGAACAACTTAATAATAAAACTTTCTTTTTCTTTTTTAAGATATCCAAAGTTTCTTTTAACTTTTTTTCACCACCCTCTTGAACCATGTTCTCTGAGAGCATCATTTTTCTTATCTTCTCAATTTCTTCTTGTATGATATTAGACATAATAATAAATACTTGTTAAATTAAAAATCCCGACCTAGCTCGGGATAACACATCGGATTTTTTTAAGAAGAACATCCAAAACAATCAAATTCACTATTTTCAGGTTTGTCGGGTAGATTCATATAACTGTAATCAACCTTTGGTGGTTCAGGAGTTGCTTTTGGTTTGTTAATTTTTGATACGTCCATAGCCAAGTGTTTTGCTCCTGTTGAGATTGCTCTTGTTCTAACGTAATAACAAAGTGTCTTCAACCCTTTTTCCCATCCGTAAAAATGTGAAGATGAAATCTTTGACAATGTTGGATTTGACATGTAGATATTCATTGATTGTGATTGGTCAATAAATGGTGCTCTGTCAGCAGCCATCTCAATCAATTCTCTTTGTGAAATCTCCCAAATTGTTTTGTATTTCTTAATTAAATGTTCAGTTCTTTTAACTTTGAAATTATATCTCTTATCTTCTTGGTCAAGGTAGTTATTAAAATTAATGTTTTGAATTGAACCTTCGTTCATGATAATTTCATTCTTTAAGTCCTCAGACCAAATTCCAATCTTCTCAAAATCACTAATCAAATACTTGTTAACAATCATAATCTCTCCACCAACCACACGTCTGTTAAAGATGGCTGAGTGAGCTGGTTCTGTCATTTCATATGAACCTGTAATCTTTGCTGAAGATGCTACAGGCATTTGAGCCGTGAATAAAGAATTACAAACTCCATACTTACTAACATTCTGTTTAAGAATTCCCCAAGGCCATCTTTTTGATAACTCATCTTCTTTCAATCCCCACATATCAAATTGGAATACTCCTTGTGACATCGGTGACCCTTCAAAGTGAGCATATGGTTCATACTCACCATCCATACATAATCTGTTACTTTCAGTGATTGCCGCGAAATAGATTGTTTCAAAAATATCTTTATTCAACTTACGAGCTTCTTCAGATGTAAAGATGTAATCCATCAAATAGAATACGTCAGCAAGTCCTTGTGTACCAATAGCGATAGCTCTTTGGTCTAATCCACCCTTATGACCTTTTTCAGTTGAATAACTATTAATGTTAACTACTTTATT